TAAAGATAAATTCCCTACAGGAGCTTGGTGCAAAGAAGGCCAGTTCGTAATGTATGGAAGATATGCTGGATCTCGTTTCAAAACAAAATATGGTGAACACCGTATTTTAAATGATGATGAGATTATCGGTGTTGTTAAACGTCCTCAAGATATTCTTCACTTATACTAAACTAAAAAGGAAAACAAATGGTAGATGAAAAGAAAACTCCAGAAGTGGAACTTGATCTTGACGATGTCAAAGAACAAGAAATACAAGTAAAAGAAGAGTCAAAAGCCGATAAAAAAGCACCAAACTTAAATGTTGGTGAAGTTGATCTTGGTTATACAACTCATTCTAAAGAAGACAAAAAAGAAAAGGTTGAGATTGAACAAGCAGAAGAAAAATCTGCTCCTGTTGAAACTAAACCAGTCGAACAGAAAAAAGAAGAAACTAAAACTGATGACTTATCAGAAATTTCAGATTCTGTTCAAAAGCGAATTGATAAATTAACTCGTAGATACAGAGAAGCCGAAAGAAGAGAACAGGCTGCTGTAGAATTTGCAAAAGGTTTGCAAAAAAAATACACGGACTACGAGAAGAAATTTGATACTGCTGATAGTAATTACTTGAAAGAATTTGATGCAAGAGTAGATGCTCAAAGAGAACAAGTAAAAAATAAACTTAAAGCAGCTATTGAAGCCAATGATCCTAATAAGATCATGGAAGCTAACGATGAGTTAACGCAATTAGCCGTTCAAAAAGAGAAGGCTAAACTGCAAATGGCTGATCGTGAGATAAGAGCTAAACAACTTGAAGAACAAAGAAAACTTGAAGTTGAAGAAGCTAAAACACAAAAAGACAACGTTGTTATACCCAAACCTAGTGAAAAAGCTAAGGATTGGGCTACTAAAAATACTTGGTTCGGGGATGATAAAATCATGACCCAAGCCGCCTTTTCAATCCATGAAGAACTAGTTGGCAGTGGTGTTGAAGTAGAGAGCGATGAGTATTATAATGAGATAAATAAACGTATGAAGGGATATTTCCCTCATAAGTTTGTTGTTGAACAAGAACAACGTAAGCCCGTTCAAACTGTTGCTTCCGCTGGAAGAAAACAGGAGGGACGCAGAACTGTGAGACTCACCAAATCACAAGTTGCTATTGCTAAAAAATTAGGGGTGCCACTAGAAGAATACGCTAAATACGTGAAGGAGGCAAATTAGTATGAGCGATAAGGAAAATAAAAGATCTTCACGCGCGTCCGAAGAATTTAAGGTTGATAGAAATAAACCTTGGGCGCCACCATCATCTCTGGATGCACCACCTGCGCCAGACGGCTATGTCCATAGATGGATCAGAGTCGAGTCAATGGGTTTTCAAGATACTGCAAACGTATCGAAGAAAATGAGAGAAGGTTGGGAATTTGTTAGATCCGAGGAAATTATAAGTAGATTCGGAAAAAACCAATATCCAATTATCCATGACGGTAAGTACGCAGGGTTGATCGGGGTTGCTGGCCTAGTGTTGGCTAGGATACCAGAAGAGATTGTGAAATCTCGCGCAGAGTATTTCAAAAGAATTACTCAAGATAGAGTTAACGCGATTGATTCAGATCTAATGAAGGAACAACGACCTGAGATGCCTATTAATATTAATAGACAATCTCGCGTAACTTTTGGTGGTGGAAATAAAAAGTAATATTTTTATTAGACTAACCAAAATAAATATAAACTATAACAAGGAGTATAAAAAATGGCAAATGTACTAGAAAAATTTGGTCTAAGACCATCTAGACAGTTAAATGGTAGCCCATTTATTAACGCTCAAAACAGATATAGAATTGCAGCAAACAATACTACTGCGATTTTCCAAGGAGATTTGGTTATACCAACTACTTCTGGAACAATCACAAGATATGTTGCTGGAACTTCTAACGCTGTAGTAGGTGTTTTTAATGGTTGTTTTTATACAGATCCAACAACTCAAAAACCGACTTGGAAAAATTATTATCCAGCAAGCACAAATGCTTCAGACATTACTGCATTTGTAGTGGATGGTCCAGACACGGTTTATGAAATAAATGCGAACTTATCGTTCGTAGTTGCGGATTTGTTTCAAAACTATTCAGTAACTAACGTATCAGGAAGCACACAAACTGGAATATCGCAAGTTCAATTAGACGTTGCGACTTCAGGAACTGCTTCTACATTCGTAGTTCAGGCGATTGATATTTCTCAAAACCCTCTTAATAGCGATCTTTTAGTATCGAACGCTAATATTATGGTGAGAATTAGCAATCATTTCTATAATCAAGGAACAGGTCTATAATAGGAGATAATTTATGGCTATATCACGATCACAACTAGTAAAAGAACTAGAGCCAGGTTTGAATGCACTATTCGGACTTGAGTACAACAGATACGATAACGAAGACGCAGAAATCTTTGTAACAGAAACTTCAGATCGAGCTTTCGAAGAAGAAGTAATGTTATCAGGATTTGCAAGCGCTGAAGTTAAACAAGAAGGTGCTCCAGTAGTATTTGATAATGCTACAGAAGCATACACTTCTAGATACACTCATAACACGATTGCTTTAGCATTCGCGATTACTGAGGAAGCTATTGAAGATAACTTGTATGACAGACTCGCTGCGAGATATACTAGAGCATTGGCAAGATCAATGTCGCAAACTAAGCAAACGATTGCGGCTAACATCTTAAACAATGGTTTTAGTTCATCTTTCCCAGGTGGAGACGGAAAAGCTTTATTAGCTAACGATCACCCACTTGCTAACGGTGGAACGTTTAGAAATATACTTTCTACTGCTGCTGACTTATCAGAAACATCACTTGAGCAATCTCTAATCGACATTGCTGCATTTGTAGACGAAAGAGGTCTAAAAGTTGCTCTTATGGGTAAAAAATTGATAATTCCAAAAGAATTACAATTTACTGCTGAGAGAATCTTAAGAACACCTTTATCAACTACTCCAGGTGGTTCTAACGCGTTCGCGAAAAACGACATCAACGCTATGTTAAATATGGGAATGATCCCAGAGGGTTACAGAGTTAACCACTTCTTAACAGACACTGATGCATTTTTCATCATGACTGACGCACCAAATGGGTTAAAACACTTTGTAAGATCGCCAATTAAAACGGCTATCGAAGGTGACTTTGACACAGGAAACGTTAGATTCAAAGCTAGAGAAAGATACAGCTACGGCTGGTCTGACCCTAGAGGAATCTTCGGTTCTATTGGAGCTTAATAAGTAATTATTATACTGGGGCGTCTTTACGCCCCAGTATTTTTAAGGTAAAATAAAATTATGAAATCAGATGTAAAACCAGTCCGACTTCCATTTAATGAAACAAGTGGAGTTTTATTTACAGGCCCAACAAGATTAAGAGGTTTTATGATCCAATCAACAGGATCATCAGGAGTTTGTTACATTAATGGTTTAGCAAATTCTACAACAGTAAGTTCTTCAGTTAATACACAAGTATTTATTCCAGTTTATGTTGGAGCTAATTCAACTGAAACATTAAATCTTCCAGAAGACGGTGTTCTATACGCAGAAAGAGGTGGCACTGGTATCATTGATGGTATCGGAGTTACAGGAAATACTTCTGGTTTAAGTGTAGTTGTATTTATAGATAAATAATATTTAAATGGCTGGCTTTGGTTCTCAAAAAAGAGGAACAGGTAGAGCCGTTAAAAAATTCGCTATTGGTGGATCATCAATATATGCATCTGCATATTTAGGAAAACCAGGATATACAGAAGCAGAAAATTTATATCAACAGTTTGATCCTCTTGGACAAGCTGAATTAAAAGAAGTTACAAAATCATCAGAAGAAGCATCAAAACCAAAAGAAGAAAAAAAAGAAGAACTTGCAAAAGGTGGAATGCCAGCAAGAAATAAAAAGAATTTTAGATCAACAGAAGCTGGTGCAGGAATGACACAAGCTGGAGTTAAAGCTTACAGAAGAATGAATCCAGGTTCTAAATTATCCACAGCTGTAACAGAAGATAAACCAGGTCCAAAAAGATCAGCAAGAAGAAAATCATATTGTGCTAGATCTGCTGGACAAATGAAAATGTTTCCAAAAGCAGCAAAAGACCCTAATTCTAGACTAAGACAAGCAAGAAAAAGATGGAAATGTTAACTTGCAATGTCTTATTTAAATGCTAACATACCACCCATATACTGTAAAATAAGGAGAGAATATTTATATGACTTACGAGAACATCAAGGCGAAACTGAAGACTGTGTGGTATTCGGTTTGGGGAGTATTAGCGGGCGTGCATTATTGTTTCACTGTTTACTTACGAATGGTGCAATCTATTGGAGACTTCCTATCTCTGCTTTTATTCAAAGAGGAAGCGGCAATACTTTGTATAGCACAGAAATGGAACATCAAGATCTCGAAGATCTTCAGCTATGGAATTCATTCAGTTATTATCCTTCTGTTACTACTTTTGATTTTTTAATCGGGCAACGTTGTAAATATTTAGGAAAGGATAAAAAATTTTATCATGGAGAATATTTATTCACTGTGGATTGGGCACATCCAGAAAGTAATATACTTGATACTGAACATTCCGAAATTCCTGATCAACATAAGTGTGCACATATTTTGGCTCTTGATAACGGTAATTTTGCAGCTCAACCTAATAATCGCATTTTGTGGGATATCCCTAGCTTTACTACTAAACCATCTGTACCTGATTATAAAGTTCAAACTACTGAATGGAATGTTGAAAATAAAAAATTTGTAACTGATAACACAGACAAATTTTTTTATGATATAATAGACAAGGAAAAAAAATAAATGAGTAGCGAATTTAAATTAAGTGACCAAACAAATATAGCACTACCTATTAAAAATATAGTTGCTATTGTATCTGCTATTGTTGTAGCAGTATGGACATATTTTGGTATTGTTGAAAGATTAAATAGACTTGAGACTAATGAAAAGTTAATGGCTCAAGACCTTCTTAAAAAAGCAGATCAAACTCCTAAGAATCAAGAATTATTTATGTTGATTGAATATCAGGCTAAAACAATAGAGAAACATACAAAACAATTAGAAGAAAACGTTCATACAAAAGTATTAATATCTCAATTAGAAAAAAAAGTAGATAAATTAGAAAAAGAATTAGATACCGTAAGAGGTAAATAATGATAGAAGCAGTATTTGCATTATTAATGTATATGAATGGAAAATTAGAAGGATATTCTCCTAAAGCTAATATTGCAGATTGTTTAGAACAAAAAAGAAAAGTAGAACGTGATGGTAATCCTAG